ATTTCATGAATCCTATTTGTTTTCTATTAATATAGTGACTCTTTAATTTCTTCGGATAATCGAAATATTGCTCCTGATTATTTTTTTCAATATGGATTGAATATGGAATAGTTTTCACTATCTTTGCAGTGTAACCAGGAGCTTGATGGCAATAAATATTGTCATCAAGCTCTTTTTTTATTGTCATATCGTGGCAATGGATTTAAGTAATTCTGCAACAATAACGCAAGTAAATAGACATATCTTTGGAACAATATATTTTATAATCAAGACAAAGTAATGAAAGACGTAATTTACAATTTTATCAACGAGCACATGATGATACACATTGTACTGATAGCCTTGTGTATCGCAGCCACTATCGGCGCAATGTTCGTGGATCTGGTCTCAGGAATAATGAAGGCCAAACAACGCGGGGAGGCAAGAACATCCACGGGGTATAAGAAAACAGCCATCAAGGCGAAGAAGTATTTCACTCCATTTATAGAGTTGTGCTTCATTGATCTGTTATGCTGTGTGGTTATCCCCTTTCCTGTTTTTTCAATGATTTGGACGGGTTACTGCATTTTCTGTGAGTTTAAATCAGTTCGTGAAAAATCATGGGAGAAAGCGGAGTTGCGCAAAGCAGAAAAGACAATGAGTGTGATCATCGAGAACAAGGATGATATTGCCAAGATCATGGCTCAGATACTATTTGACAACGAAAATAAAAAGGAGGATAAGAAATGAAGTTTTTTACGATTGCGGAACTCTGCAAGTCAACGACTGCTGACCGCTTGGGTATCAATAACAGATGCAGACAGGAGCATGTGACTGCTCTGACTGCCTTGGTGGACAACGTACTGGACCCGTTACGCACATGGTGGGGAAAGCCTATAACAGTAAACAGTGGTTATCGCTGTCCGGAACTTAATGCGGCCGTCAAGGGAAGCAAGACCTCGCAGCACATGAAGGGGGAAGCTGCTGATATTGACACTGGAGACAGACAGCAAAACAAGCTGTTGTTTGAGTATATCCGAAAAAACCTACCCTATGACCAGTTGATTGACGAGTCTAACTTCGCTTGGGTGCACGTCAGTTATCGGGCTGACGGGGATAACAGGAAACAAGTTTTGAAACTCTAAAAACAGCAACTATGGAAAAAGAACCAGGATTTTTTGTGAAAGATACTGATAACTTGCGTGCCAAACTCATTATCACGAGTGAAACGGTTAAAAACTCTCGCCTTGAATGGGCATGGAGAATTGGAATTACTGTCGCTGTGGCCGCTTCAATCATCATGCAGATTTTATGATGTGGTTATATAATAAGGTTATGAACTGGGTAAGCCGGCATATATTGCTGGCTCCTTTCATGTGTCTGTTCCTGCTGTTCGGATCATGTGGCAGCTCGCATAAATCTGTCAAGTCCGATACAGAAGTAATCAGGAAGGATAGTACACGTGAATCTGTCAACATCGTACACGGATCAAGTACGTCTTTGAGCGAACTCATTACCACTAATAGTAACTATGTGATTGATTTTCGTATCTATGATACCCGAAAACCGCCCGACAGCCTGACCGGGAAACCTCCGTTACTGGCAGACGGTCATGTGGAAGGTGATTTCAGCAAGAATAAAAGGAAGGAAACTGCAACCAAAGACAGTACGGAAGTGAAAGCTGACAAGGAAACCACTTCCAATACCCGTGAGGAAAACCGGTCAGAAACCATAAAAGAGAAAAAAGAATCCACGTTGCTTAAACAAATCGGTTTTGCCTGTGTTTGTGTAACCGTTTTGATTGTTGTTATGCTGATAGTAAAACATTGGCGCAACAGACAATCTTCATCATAAGACTTTAAATTTATAAATTGAATTTCCCCGGCTCGTGATGAGTCGGGGAAATTTCTTGAAATACAATTTATATCAAAAATTATATAGCAAAAAATACAATTTTCCAATTGGATTATATATTCAGCAGGCAAGAATAGAATTTTCACTATCTTTGCCCTGTGATTTTGGAGTAGAAGCCAAATCTCATAATAAAAGTTTGTCCCCGGTTCTTCCGGGGATTTTTTATTTCACTTTACCTAACTATTGCCCAATTGTATCCAACCAAATTTCAACAATTATGTAACTTATCTATTATTTTTCAATAAAACCCATAGGGAGATTTTGAAATATACCTGTCTTATAATAAATAATCCGGATATATATTCTTTTGGTTATTTTTGGAGTCATTACTTTTATCGGATCCTACAGAATGATCCAACATTGTGTGCCAACTTAACAAGAAGCATACACTGAACCCAGTCTTTATGTGAGATTGAGGTTTTATCAGAACAAAATAAGGTTGTTGAACGTTATATATAATATATGTTGAATCAAATCATTTGTTATGAAAAAAGTCTTTTATATTGTGATTGTATTTATTATGATTTTAATTGGGCTCTTTACTCTTATTCATTTGATTAAAGCACAAAGTATCTGTCGAATAATTTATGAATGAAGGCAGCCTAATAAGCTGCCTTCCCTACCCTTTTATAATCTCTCATCCCTATTGCTTACTTGAATTTTCCCATTTTGTTTTTTGTAAAGTCATATAAAATACCCATCTTTGCATTGCGTTACATTTTGAAGTAGTCGAGGCGTGTTGTCTCGCATTTAAGCAACAGACGATACTATTGCCTGTAGCTTCTTCATAATACGGTTCCGACCCCCGTGTGGAGTATTAATGTACCCACTGTTTCGATTACGGAATGTAACGCAACGGGAAAGCGGAACCGTTTTCTTTTTCTGCTGCTAACGCAATTCTCATATGTCAAAATTCCCCCCCCCAACCACTTATCAGCTATCCAAAAAGTTTATAGGCTATGGACACTATGAACTTACAATTTCTTCCTCTGAGGGCACAAAAACGATTGTCACAGGGAGTATGGACTTGATAGAACGGCTAAACTCAGAGATAGACAAAGAAAAAGAGGAAGCGACTGCCGAAGCAATCGCTCTAGTTCTTAAATCCTCACTTTAGATTATCTAAAATCTTTCTTATGGCTTCATCAGCATGTTTTCTCATAATTCTGACATAATTAAAGATCGGTCTGTTGGATTTCATGCTTTGGCCTATACAATACTCCAAAGTTTCCAATGGTATGCCCAGTTCAAAACCATGTTGGACAAAGGATTTACGAGCTGAATAATATACGACATGCGATTCTATCTCCAGCCTCTCCCCTAGCCTTATAATTTCTTTTGTTACATAGTTACGAAAATTAGGATAAGAGTATTTATAACCAAAATCAAGCTTTCCATTACGCCCCATCCATCTTTTGATAATCGGTTTTGCTTCCTCAGGAATAGTGAAGCTGATCTTCATATCACCTTTCTTTGTGTTTTTTGATTTTTCACGTACATATTCCATAATTTTCGCATCTTTGAAATTGTATTGCATCAAGTCCATCAGATTGATACCTCCTAGATAATACGAAAGCATGAACACATCCCTGGCAACACGCTGAGACTTCTCTTTTATCTCTGCATCCCTTATCTTCTTTACGTCAGCTACCGAGATATCACGCTCTTTAGGCATTCCTGCCGGTCTTTCATAATATTCAAAAGGATGCGTGTCATATGATACTTTTTTATCCCTTATTGCTTGATTGATTATTGCCTTCAAATGTGCCATGTGCATACCACAAGTAACAGGAGCCAGCCTTCGGACATTCTTTAGATAAATGTCAAAGTCCTTTATGGTCCGGGGAGTAATTCCATCAAGCATTATATCATATTTGACAAACTCAATGAAGTAATCACTCGCCCTTTGATATAAGGAAGCAGTGGTCCTTCTCCCCTCTTTAATCAAATTCTGCATATAGTCAGCCGAAGCAACACTATAAGAGATAGCTCCCTGCTTTACCGAGGACAAGTATTCGACAAGTTGGGTACAAGTATAGGATGATGTGTTTATTTTATCCAAGGCATCCTGATATGAATTAAGTATTCCACGTAATTTAGCATTGACATGTGCAGCATCAGGAACACCTACCACCTGCCCTCCCTTAAAATTAGCAGTATTATCTATTTCAAATCGGGTAACGATGTATCTTGTTTCCTGTTTATGACCAATTGCTATACGAATTCTGTGTTTGCCGTTTTTCAGCACCTTGGCCGGAACAACGGCAGCTTTAAGAGTTGTCATAATTGTTCTGGATTCGTTTTAGACAAGTTCTTTTTGCCAAAAGTGGCACAAACTGTCTTTTTTTTATCCAAAAACGAAAACTGGAGAAGCTTAAGAAAGCACAAACCCCTCTGAAACAGAGAGGTTTGTAAAGTGGAGCATGCGAGACTCGAACTCGCCACCTTTAGACTGCCAGTCTAACGCTCTAGCCAGATGAGCTAATACCCCGAGAAATAATAACGATGCAAAGATACATAGAAAATCAATAATACAAAGCTTTTGGGAAAGTTTTTTTCATGTGA